GTCCTAATCTTAATCCAGTCAGTGATGCTGTTGGTGATCTTACTAACAGCAATGGATTTAATGTTTTAAGTGAAGTCACTGGCGTCAACTTGGGCGGACTGCCAGGTGCCGGCAATGGTGGCGGTGCAAGTGTTACTCCAACATTCAGTCAACCAAACTACAAAGGATCTTCAGGAGCAGTAAACTTTTTCGATGCCAAAGAATCTATAGAAGGAGTGTCAGTGCAGGATCCTGCTAGGATAATGTCCAGTACTGAATCAAAGGCACGAGATTTATATAGAAACCGTATCGGAAGTAATTATAAAGTTTAGTCATGGTAACGGAAAATATTCTTCATAATTTTAGAGGCTACACTTACACAATCTCATTAAAAGCATTGGGCCAATTGGAATACAATAGAGCATACAGATCAGGCTTTAATTTGCAGAATCATGTTGTGCTTAAAACTGCTGGAACAGGTGGAAATTCCAAACGTGTTGGAGGGGCAACCAACCTAGATTATGTTGTAAATCGATTAGAGATTGATTCAATAATGGCATACAACAGGAAGACAAGGACAAGCAATACAACAAAAGGATCAATGGAAATTTTCGAACCATTCAGTATGGTTTTTCTCGAGGATCTTCAAGCGGCGGCAAGATCAGCAGGTTTTGGCACAAACTATCTACAAGCGCCTTATTTGATAAGCATACATTTTCAACCGAGCACTGATCACAATTTTAAAAATGATGCTAATTCTGGAGCATCAAGTGATCTTATTAAACATATACCAATCAAAATAGTTGCCTGTGATTTTGAAGTTAATGCAAGTGGGGCTACTTATGATTTATCTTTTATTCCTTATAATGCAATGGCAACGATGGACAGCATTGCCTACAGTAAAATTGCAAACACAGTGAACATGTCCAAATTAGGTGAACTAAAAGATTTTGCCGATAGATTGACTGCACACGAGTCAGAGTATGCTACAAAAGAAAATATTCAAACTCCTAACGTATATGAAATACAAATGAATGAAGATCTTGTGAATGTACCAATGGGATTTGTGGCAACATCTTTAGACAATCCGAAAGTGCAAAGTATCAAAGCGCCAGTTGCCAAACCAGCAAATCCAAATCTACGAGAAGGAACAATAGAAACCACTGAAAGAGATAATTTTACGCAATCAGAAATAAATCAATTAGAAAGTGAAGCACAACTAATTGAACAAAGAATGTCATCATCTAAGGCAGATCAAGCATTATTTCCAAACGAAATAGAACTTAGAAAAGAAGTAGATGGCCAAGAAAAAATACTGTCAAGACCAATAACCAAAACTGGTGATACTGCATTTGATCCTAAAACTGATTATTCAGTTGCAACTAGGGGTATGAAATTTCAGCGTGGTGAAGATATTTTAGGTATTTTAGACAAGGTGATGCTCAATTCTGAGTATTGCACAAAAATATTTGAAGAAGATGCCAAAGGAAATAAATTTGTACGAGATGGAGCAATAACCAACGGTAAAGTTGATTGGTATCAAATTGTTCCACAGATTGAAATAATTAGACCAGAGAATGGAGGCAACTCCCCAGCATATAAAGTAAAATACATGATACACAAATCAACAATTGATGCAAATTTATTGATTACTGACACCCATGCGAATATTAATGGTTATGATATTACAAGGACATATGATTATTTGTACACAGGAAAAAATGATGATATTATTGACTTTAGAATAAAATACAATGCATTATTTTATCAGGCCGCACAAATGTACGCTAATCAGGCAAAAGCAGAAAATAAAGACAAACCGCAAGGCGGTGGGATAGGTCCGCGGTCTAGTGCTCTAGCAAATTTTTTTACACTTGTGACAGACAATTTATTTGTTGATGGCAAAGGCAAAATTGCTATGCAAGGTTTTAACAGAGAAGAAGTTAATCCTGTGGTTATCAAACCGGCAGATGATGTTAAAGATGATCCAATTGACAATAGCAGTAAAAATGTAATTCGTGCAAAGCATTTGGCTGACATACTTGCCGATCCTGCCGCTGATTTGATCGAGTTGGATCTTGCAATAATAGGTGATCCAGTTTACATTTTAACCAAAGAATATTTCAATGATGGTCAAAAAATGGGGCAACAGTTTGTGCAGAATGAAACTGATTTGGGTAGCACAGATGGAATGGTATATGTCAACGTGAATTTCAAACAGCCAGCACGTGGAGATATTGATCAAGCAAAAGGATATACGCCTGTGACCAAAAAAGCAGTCTTTAGTGGTGTGTACAGATTATTACAGGTAAGCAATGTGTTTGAAAACGGACTGTTCACACAATCTTTACAGGGTGTCCGTGTCAAAAATCAAAATTCTCAAGCCACAGGTGTGTCTGTCAGTGATATATTCAGAACTGTGAAAAAAGTATTCAGCAGTGATGCCAGTGAGGAAAAGGCTGTGAAAGGTTACATACCTAAGTATGTTGCACCAAGATAGGAAGATAAATTATGCCGATTGATTCGAGATCAAGATTAGGACCAAATGCAAATTTGAAAAAAGACATGGATGCACCAAACAATGCAGGTCCATACATTGGTATAGTAAAAGAAATTAACGATCCACAACGCATGGGAAATATTTTAGTGTACATTCCTTCATTGTCAGGACCTGATCAGGACAACATCAACAATTACCTATCATGCAGATATGCGTCACCTTTTTGGGGACAAACACCTTTGCGATATAATAATGACTCAGAAGACTTTAAAGATACACAAAAATCATATGGTATGTGGTTTCCAACTGTGGATATTGACACCAGAGTATTAGTCACTTTTGCAGATGGCAATATGAATAATGCATATTGGTTCGCAGTGATTCCAGATCAACAAATTAACAATATGGTACCTGGTGGTGGATTTTCTGATGTTGGCAATGTGACGGGTGGTGATGAATTTGAAGGTGCCACACTACTACCAACAGGCGAAATAAACAAGAGTAATCCAAACAATCCAAATTACACTGGCACAACAAAACCAACAAACAAAGTTTTTTCAAATTCACTGGTGATATCAGGTCTGTTAGCAGACAACGTAAGAGGCACTACCACATCATCTGCAAGGCGAGAGTCACCCAGTCAAGCATTTGGAATAGCCACACCAGGTCCATTAGCACAAGATGGCCAAAAAGTAGCAAAAAAGGGAAGTCAAGCAACCAATCCACACGGTGACGGACAGAATTCAAGACTTGGAGGACATCAATTCATAATGGATGATGGTGAAGTGGTGCCTGGCGGAGTAGGAACCGGTGACAAACCCACTAATGAAATGATTAAACTAAGAACAAGAAGTGGAAACCAAATTTTACTACATGACACAGAAGACATTGTGTACATATCAAACTCAACTGGAAAAGCATGGATTGAATTATCACGGGACGGAAAAATTGATATATTTGGATCAGACAGTATCAGTGTTAGATCTGCTGTTGACATGAATTTCTTTGCAGACAGAGATTTTAATTTAGAAGCAGGCAGAAATGTAAACATCAAAGCAACTGGAATAGTAAGTGGCAAAGACAACATCACAGGAAGAGTGCGTATTGAAAGTGCTGTACAAAGGAAAGACAAATTCCTTGTGGATCAGCCAGATAATTCAAGCAGTGGTAATGTTGAAATACTTTCTTTCAACAACACAAAAATTAATGCTGACCGAGGAGAAATACATATTAGAACCAATCAGGTTGGTACAGGTGATTCGAGAGAAGATGGTAACAAAGAAATTATTAAACGTAAAGGAATTAAAATTACAGCAACTGGTGACATAGACATACTTGCAGGAAATGAAGCAAACACAGGTGATACTTTAACAAGTAATGTCAACATAGAAGCATTAGATGATCTTAATATTATAGCACGTGGCGATACGCAGATATTTTCTGCAGACAAAATTAATGTTGAAACACAATCCAAATTTGAATTGTATGCAGATGATGACATTAACATTGAAGCAAAAAAGACCGACAACAAAACAATATCATTATTAGCACATCAAGTGGGTATAAGAGCAGATCAAGACCTTTCAATGTTTGGTGGTAGAGATGTAAATGTCGTGGCGGCAACAGATTATAATGCCTTTGCAGGAACAGACTACAATGTTGATGTAGGTGGTATTATTGATTTACAAGGTGGCAGTAATACTGCATCAAGTGTGCTTACAGTGGCAGGAGGTGCTGTGGCTTCAGATTCATTCTTGGATGGCACAAACGATATTGTGTTTCCAAAAAATTCTGTGTACAAAGATGAGTCAGATGGAGATTCAACAGCATTGTCATTAGTTACTCCTGCCAAAAATGCTGATCCAATTGACGGTCTTACAACACACATTCTGCCAGATGCATTGCCCAACGATCCGGAAACAGGCAAAGCGATTGATTATCCATATCAAAAGGCAGACGGTGCTGTACAGGCAAGAGTTGACAGTGGTGGCAATTTAATAATTGTGTCAGTGTCTAAACGTGTGCCTACTCATGAACCATATCAACAGCATGAAAACTCAGACCGAGCAAGATTTAGTAGAGAGTCTACAGACAGAGAAGGCAATGAATCAAGCACAGGTGGTAAGACAGCACCATACAGTGGAGGTGGCGGTGCGACCGCCGGCGGAGATACTGCTGATGTAGGTACAGGCAATGTGAAACCTGGATTTTCCAAACCAAGCATTGGAGCAGTAAGTGGAGTTAAAAAACCATCTTGGAAAAATTTCCAATCGAAAGGTTTGGGCAAAAGTAAATTTGGTCAGGGAGCAGACAAGTAATGCAAGGTGAATTTAAAATTATGGTAAACCGTGAAGTCGTCACATACACAAATTATGAAGATATACCAGCAACTTTTGATCACGTCATTAGTTTTAAGCCTGACTTTCCACCTGATCCACACTCAGATGAAGATCACGAATTTATGGCAACGTTCAATGACAAATTACAAGAATTAATGGGGAGAGAAAAATAATGCCAGCAGTCACAAGAATAGGCGATGCCGATGTTGCACATTGCTCAGGCATGACTAGGGCGGCAGGTTCTAGTAAGGTGTTTGCTGACGGTATAGGTATATCTCGTCAAGGCGACAATAACACTTCACACTTGTTACCGCCAATCCCTTGTCCTTCACACGCGGCCCCTATTGCCACAGGGTCGAGCAAAGTTTTTATTGATACAAAAGGTTGTGGCCGAATAGGTGATGGTATATCAGGTTGTACATCAGTTGCGGCTGGATCAAGCAAAGTATTTGCAGGGTAAATATTAGTATGGCAAAAGTAACATATTCCAATCAAAGACGGCCTTTACAAAGTACAAATGAAAAAAGGACGCAATTATTCAAAGGATTTTCAACAGTTGGTCGTGATTTTCAAGATGTTGCTCTGTATGATTATGAACTTGTAAGAGCAGACTTATTGAATCACTTTAACATACGCAAAGGTGAAAAACTTGAAAATCCGGAAGTTGGCACAATCATATGGGATTCTATATTTGAGCCAAACACACAGGCAACCAGCGATGCCATTGTTGCAGATGTGCAAAATATTATCAATCAAGATCCTAGAGTTGAACTTGAAAGTGTTGATGTAGATTATTTTGAACATGGTTTGCAAATTACAATGAGTGTTTTGTACAGACAACTTAATGTACAGGAGCAATTGGCACTTAATTTTGATGAAACACAGTCTTTGAGTGTGTCAAGTAGCATGAGTCCAACCACATCAGCAGGCTACTAATTATAATAGCACATTATAAAAACGTATAAATATTTTCATATAATATAAAGGTTCCTAATGAGTTCAACAGAACGTCAAAATAGTTTATTGGTCAACCAGGATTGGACCAAAATTTATCAAACTTTCAAAAAGGCTGATTTCACTTCTTATGATTTTGACACCATAAGAAGAACTATGATTGCTTATTTGAAGGAAAATTATCCAGAAACTTTTAATGATTATATTGAATCTTCAGAATACATAGCACTGATTGACTTGATAGCATACACGGCACAAGCAATTTCTTTCAGAGTTGATCTTAATGCAAGAGAAAATTTTATTGATACAGCATCAAGACGTGAGTCTATTTTGCGACTTGCTAGACTGTTAAGTTATGCTCCTAAAAGAAATCAAAATGCCACTGGCTTTTTAAAAGTCACATCAATTGCCACAACAGAAAATGTAACAGATTCAGGAGGCATTGATTTAGCAAACACAGCCATTGTGTGGAACGATGCCGCAAATTCAAACTTTTTAGAGCAGTTCACAGTAATATTCAACGCCGCTTTGGCTTCAGGACAAAAATTTGGTAGACCAATTTTGTCAGGAACTATTGGTAACATAGCCACAGAACAGTACAAACTAGCCACTTCTAACAATGATGTGCCATTGTTCACATTTACAAGAAACGTAAATGGAATCACTATGCCATTTGAAATTGTGCCAGCAACATTCTTAGGAGAAGATTTTATATATGAAGAATCACCGATTCCATCAAACAATTTTTCAATGATTTACAAAAATGATGGTGCTGGTTTTGGTTCTGCAAACACTGGATTCTTTTTGTATTTCAAACAAGGTAGTTTAGGTAGTGTCGATTTCAATATTCAAGAATCTACATCTAACCAAATTGTTAATTTGCCATATGATAACATAAATGACAATGATGTATGGTTGTACAGTTTGACAGATTCAGGTTTGTTGGACACACAATGGACCAAAATTCCTAGCATCGCAGGCAACAATGTGATTTACAATTCAGTGGCAGTGAACAATAGAAATGTGTATACCGCAGTGACAAAAGCCAATGATCAAGTTGATTTGACTTTTGCTGATGGTACATTTGGTAATATTCCAATTGGCAACTTCAGATCCTACTACAGAACAAGTAATGGACTTCAATATCAAATAGTGCCGGGAGACATGCAAGACATTACTGTAGATATTCCTTATGTAAACGCAGATGGGCAAAATCATACTTTAAGTTTTAGTGCAAGTCTACAACAAACTATATCAAATGCAACTACGGCAGAAACAAATGCATCCATTAAAGTTTTGGCTCCACAAAGTTACTACACCAGTGATAGAATGATTACTGGAGAGGATTATCAAGTTGTACCACTAACAATTAATCAAAGCATTGCTAAGGTTAGATCTGTCAACAGAGCCATAAGTGGTACTAGCAGATATTATGATTTGAAAGATGTTACTGGTGCCTTTTCAGCAACATCATTAGTTTTAGATGATGGTTTGATTTACTTGCAAAAATCCAATCCAACCACTACATTTACATTTACAAGTTCTAGTGAAATACTATCTTTTTTAAGAAACACGTTGAATCCGCTACTGGCAGGAAAGAGTTTGTATAATTTTTATCTAAGTGAATTTGCAAGAAAGTCAGGTGGTACAAGTAGAAAATGGAACCTAACAACAAAAGGTACAAACACATCAACTGGGTACTTCTTTGAAGAAGGTCCATTGTCCACCGGTGAATCAAGCACAACAAATTTGAAATATGTAATAGTTGGATCACTTCTTAAATTTATACCACCATCAGGGCAATTTTTTAAACCAGATGGCACACTAACTAGTTCATCTACAGACGGTACAGAAGTTTTATGGACCAAAGTTACAAAGGTAGTTGGTGATGGTAGTAATCAGGGTGTAGGAAATTTGTTAGATGGTACTGGTCCAATCACTCTTGCAGATATTGTTCCTAACAATGCACAGTTGACTGAAATAGTATATCCTATTCAGACTGCTTTGACCACATCACAAGAAACAGAAATAATAGGATTAGTGGAACAACATTTAAACTTTGGACTGCGATATGATCAAGATGTGACAGGTGGAGGCACATATCAAACTATTACAAGTGTAAATTTATCATCAAGTAATATTTTTGCCACTTCTTTTGCTGGGGACACTACAAGTGCTAATAAAGATGCTTCATGGTTCTTTAAATTTACTTCCGATGGAGAAACATACACAGTAACATACAGAAATCTTGAATATCTATTTGAAAGCAAAGAAAAAAATAGATTTTATTTTGATGAAACAACAAAAATTTATGATTCACAAACAGGAAGAACAGTAAAAGATCTTATCAAAATTCTTAAATCCAATTCTGGGCCAGATTCAACTACACTTACACAGGATTACAATTTTGAAATAGTAGGAAATGCTGTAGATTTAGATGGTTACAACGACACTAGAAAAATGAAAATAGGATTTTTAGACACAGATGATGATGGCGCACTAGATGATCCTGATTCATTCACATCAGTTGTGAATCCAAATCGAAATCCAACAGAAAAATATATTTTCTTCAAAAAAAATATAGGCAATGGATTCAATCAGTTTGATTACACCACAGACAATTTTGTTGTGCGTGAACGTGAATCTGAAATAAGTTCACCAAGTGATTTTGAAGATGGACAACTGTTTTATTTTTTCCATGAAACTGAAGATGCAGTAAAACAATATAATTCTACAACTGGATTATTAGAAACAAACACTGATTATATTGCAAGACTGGGCAGGGCAGACTTGATTTATCAATACAAACATGGAGCACCAAAGGATAGAAGAATAGATCCTAGTGTGAGTAACTTGCAAGAAATTTATACTTTAACAAAAGCATATGACACAGATTATAGACAGTGGATAGATGGCGGACAAGAAGGTGCAGAACCAGGGGCACCAACAGTTGAGACACTCACCACTGCATATTTGAAAGAACTTTCCACAAAACGTGCCATATCAGACGACATTATATTTGTTCCAATCAAATATAGATTATTATTCGGTTCCAAAGCAGAAGATGATTTACAAGCAACATTCAAAGTTGTCAAAAATCCTGATCTAGTGTTGACAGACAACGAAATAAAATCATCAGTCATAGCGGCTATTAATGATTATTTCATCTTAGATAACTGGAACTTTGGTGACACGTTCTATTTTACAGAACTTGCCACTTATATTCACGGTGTGTTGGCTCCAAACATAGCATCAGTGGTTATTGTGCCTAAGAGTGCAGATAACTTCTTTGGTTCTTTGTTTGAAATAAGAGCCAATGCTGATGAAATTTTTATCAGTGGTGCAACTGTTGATAATGTTGAAATAATAGACAAACTTACTGCAACAAACTTACAAGCCACAGGAGCAGTTGTAACATCTACAACTGGAGCCTCAGGCACAGAAGCAGTAACTTCTGCCACAGGAACGTCAGTGTCTACTGCAACAACAACATCCGGCACCACTACAACAACGACAACATCAACATCGTCAGGTAGTGGAGGTTCCGGATATTAATGGCAACAACTACTCGCAGAACATTAGAGCAATTACCTCAAATCTTTCAAACAGATAAAAATAGAAGATTTTTAAATTCAACACTTGACCAATTGTCACAACCTGGAAAACTTACAAAAGTTGATGGATATGTTGGTAGTAAAACAAGTAAGGTCTTCAAAAGCACAGACAGATATGTCAAAGAAAGCACAGCAGATAGACAAGACTATCAATTGGAACCTGCAACAACTTATGTGGATAAGAATGGCAATGTTGAATTTTCTTGTGATTACTTGGATCTTATTAACCAAGTAAAAACTTATGGAGGTCATACAGAAAACACAACAGATGATATTAATCACAGCAGAATGTTTCAAGGAGAATCTTACTCTTTTGCTCCACCTGTTGACCTAGACAAGTTAGTTAATTTTAGAGAATATTATTGGATACCTAATGGTCCGGCTCCTGTGTTAGTTGATCTTCAACAACCAGGTGGGGTATCAACTTTCTCTGTGGTCAATAATGCCAGAGGAGGATACACATTCAATGATGATGGTATTACAAATCCTGTCATAACATTATACCGAGGCAACACATATAGATTTGAAGTAAATGCACCTGGGCATCCATTTTGGATTAAAACATTAAACAGCCTCGGCACTGATGATGGTGTACAAGGAGGTTATGTAAACAATAACGGTGCAGAACAAGGCACGGTAGAATTTGAAGTACCATTATTGACAGATGGATCAACAACACACCCAACAGTATTGTACTATCAGTGCCAATATCACCAAGCCATGCATGGCACAATAATAATAAGAGATCTTGATGAAACAGTAGTGAAACCAAATGTATTTGCAGAAGTTGTAAATAAAAAATATTATCAATCATCTAATGGTGTAAAATTTACAAATGGATTAAAAGTTTATTTCAGCGGAGATTTAGATCCATCCGATCCTGTAAATCGTACAGGCAAACAATATTATGTTGAAGGTGTAGGGAAAAAAATTAGACTTGTCGATGTTGACACGATTGTAAACACATACAGTGAATTAGTAACTCCAATTGGATCTCCATGGGATGAAAATGGCACACAAGAATTTGATACATTTTATTGGGATGCCCAAGATTTTTATCCCGGAAAACAAGATTATTTTACAATCAATAGATCCAGTGTAGACAATAACGCATGGTCAAGACTAAACAGATGGTTCCACAGAGACGTTATTAAAGATACTGCAAAATATAACAGTGACTCAACATCAACAATTTTGCCGTATGAACTAGATGAAGCATTCAGAGCCAAACGTCCAATTATTGAATTCGATGCAGATTTACAATTACACAATCACGGAGCAGTAGCAAAAGATCCAATTGATCTGTTTGATATCGCTGAAACAGATGCTTTTTCTAATGTAAAAGGTCAAACTCTTGCCTTTGTTGATGGTGTAGATTTGAAAGATGGTGACAGGGTTGTATTTTCTGCTGATAATGATCCAGATGTTAGAAACAAAATTTGGGTTGTGCAATACGTCACCTTTGCATCTTTAGACAGCACAGTGAGTAAAAAAATAAATCTTGTAGAAGCAGAGGATTCATCAGTAGTGCAGAAAGATCAATGTGTGTTAATAAAAAAAGGCCTTAACCTTGAAGGTTTGACATATCACTTTGACGGCACCAATTGGATATATTCACAACAACATTTGGCTATAAATGAGGCACCTAAGTTTGAACTGTATGATGCCAACGGCGTTGTTGTCAGTGACAATGACACATATAGTGCAAGTGACTTCCAAGGTAGTACAATTTTTGCTGTCAATGAATCAGACAACGGAACTTTTGATACTGTATATAAGAAAAATATAACATACGCAAGTTTAGGTGCCCAATCAGACATTCAGTTTGATAATAATTTGGCATCCGGATTTTTCCAGTACGCAGACGACCAAGGCAAATCGCTGTTTACATTTTTCGATACAACATTCTACAGGAAAAACAAAACATTAGAAGATTTTACATATGGCAATGGTTGGGAAAAATATTACAAAACGACAGACCAGTGGATCAGTGATGTACAAATTGTTGGCGATGAAAAAGAATTGTTTCAAATTAGAAGTTTTACAAAAGCCGCTTTTATAAATGATTTAACTGTCAGAGTGTTTGTAAATGGCAGAAGAGTAATAGAAGGCAAAGATTATTTCCTTACACGATCAGATTTAGACAGCACAGTAAGAGGTGATTTGTTTGTACAATTTTTTGCACTAAGAAAAGCAGGAGACACAATAACAATAAAATGTAAATCAACCCAAAGTAAAAATGGTTTCGGAAAATATGAAATTCCATTTAATATAGAACGTAATGGATTAAACCAAAGAGTTCCTTTGTTCACGTTACATGAAATAAGTGACCATGTGCTATCCATAACTGATTCTCATCCTAACTATGAAGGCATACAACCTGGAGCAGGAAATTTGAGAGATCTGCCTGTGCCAAAAACATATGGCGAAAGAATAATGACACATGAAGGCTCAATGCCACTTGCTTCATTTTTTCTTAAAGATAGCAAAGCAAATTTTGTTACTGCAATGCGATATGTGGGAACAGAATATGCAAGATGGAAAAAATCATTTTTGAAAATGGCAGTTGATTTACCGTTCAGTGGTTCAATCAAAGATCATGTTGATACTATTATTGTCGAAATGGGCAAAAGCAGAACCCCAACATTTCCATTTTATTATGATGACATGGTTGGATACGGAAGGGACAGATCAGAAATAGTTTACACCATTGTTGATCCTGACAATGAAGTTTACGCAATTAATTCAGTTTTTGACACCAGCACATTATCTAAACGTGCATTGTATGTTTATTATTCAGACATCTATGGTCAAGAAAGACAGTTAGTGCTTGGTCGAGATTACATTTTTGATACTAAAAATTCTAGCATTGTAATGATTAATCCTGAATCACAAAATTTTGATATTGGTGGTAGATTTGTCATACATGATTATAACAACACTAATGGCTCGTACATTCCTCCAACACCTGCAAAATTAGGTCTTGCACAATCTTCTGTGCCAACAATTTTTGCTGATGACACATATCAGTCATTAGACAGCACAGCGGTCAGAGTCATAAAAGGACATGATGGTTCACTCACAAAAACTTTTGGAGATTTGAGAGATCAACTGCTATTGGAATTAGAACTTAGAATTTATAATAATTTAAAAGTACAAATGAGGGATGATTTTATTCCTTTGACACAAGAACCAGGTGTTTACAGAAAGGCAACTGGAGCAGACAGTTACACAAGAGAAGAATATAATCTTGTAATGGATGGTGAATTTTATGACTGGGTAGGACGTAATGGTGTAGATTATAGTAGCCACACAAATTATGATGATGGGAATCAATTTACATGGAACTATTCACAATTAGGAAATAGTGTAGATGGAGAAAAGTTACCTGGTCATTGGAGAGGAATATACAAATATTTCTATGACACAGACACTCCACACACTACTCCATGGGAAATGTTAGGATTTAAAGAAAAGCCAACGTGGTGGGAAAACAGATATGGCCCAGCACCATACACACGTGGCAACACAACACTATGGGATGATTTAGCAACAGGGCACATACACAAAGGTCCAAGATCATCTAGCAAGAATTTAACTTTTAGAAGACCAGGTTTGCTAAACAACATACCAGTAGATGATAACGGAAATTTAACTGCTCCACGTGATGCAGGAACTATCAAAGGATCGAGTACAAATATTTCACAACGCAGTGGTTCATGGAAATATGGAGATCATGGTCCGGCAGAAACTGCTTGGCGAAGATCATCAGAATATTGTTTTGCAAAAACAATGGCTTGTGCATTATTGTATCCTGCTAAATTTTTCGGTGAAACTTTTGATGTTAGCAGATTAGTTACTAATTCAGCAGGACAGTTGGTGTATAAATCCTCTGGCAGATTTATGGAACCTAGTAAACTAGTGTTCCCTTACATAGATGAAAATGGAGACGGCTCTGTAAACAGAACAGCAGGATATATCAATATTATATCAAACTATGTGAGAGCAATCAATGGCAACACCGTAAATGACATACAGACTCCAGTACATAATTTATCAATTAGATTAATGTACAAAATGGCAGGCTTCACAAACAAAACAAATTTAAAAATTATATCAGGAAGTACAAGTCCATTATCAACAGCAAGAAGTATTTTTATTCCTGAAGAAAACTATAGAATATTCATGAACAAAAGTACACCAATCACAACCGTAAATTATTCTGCTGTGATTGTGCAAAGAGTTGAAATGGATGATAGTTCTGCAGGATATGAAATTAGTGGTTACAATCAAGCAGAAAGATATTTCAAAGTTTTACCTAGCAAACAAAATAATAATTCAACTTCTATTACTGTTGGGGGTGCCACAGAAGCCTTTCAAGATTGGGTATCAGGCGGATTCTATGCCAAAGATGCTGTGGTAAGATATATCAATGTGTTCTATAGAGCCAAACGCGATATACCTTCTTCAACAAATTTTGATATAAATTTCTGGACAAACATGGGATCAACCTTACCAGTGCGTGGTGGTGTAAGAGCACAGTTGTTTAAAGACTTTGATCCTGTGCCTGAAATTGTGCCATATGGCAAAAGATATCGCAATGTGGAAGACATATTCGACTTTATTATTTCATATGGTAGATACTTAGAATCAGTTGGATTTGAATTTGACAGTATGACGCCAGACATCAACGAGCCTGCAGATTTTCTTTTGTCAGGAAAAGAATTTTTATTCTGGACACAACAAAATTGGCGAGCCGGTACAACAATTACATTAAGTCCTTCAGCCTATGAACTAAGATACAAAAACACGTCTGGTGTTGTTGATAGTTTAGTAAACCAATATAGGCCTTACTCAGTGTTGAATCAAAATGGTCTAGCAGTTGCAACAAAAGATATAAGCACCATACGTGAAAATGGAGTTTTCACAGTAAAAACAAATCCAGACTCAACTGGTTTGTACAATATAACATTAGACATAGTGCAAAAAGAACATGCTTTATTGTTTGATAACAAAACTGTGTTTAATGACATACTACTAGATGCGGCCATTGGTTTTAGACAGCCAAGACTTTTCATACGCGGATTTAAAACAGATGATTGGAATGGAGATATGTATTCTCCAGGATTTGTTTTTGATGAAGCAAGGGTAGATAGTTGGGAGCAGTATAAAGACTATGACATAGGAACAGTTGTAAAGTTCCAAGGTAAAAACTATGCAGTAAAAACTAAACATACAAGCAATGAAAATTTTGATGCCACTAAATTTGTATTCAAAGAAGAACCACCAAAATCGCAACTGTTACCTAACTTGGATTATAAAGCAGATCAGTTTAGAGATTTCTACGAATTAGAATCTGATAACTTTGATGCTGAACAACAAAAATTGGCACAGCATTTAGTTGGGTATCAAACAAGATCATATTTGGAAAATCTTGATCTTGATGAAACAACACAGTACAAATTTTATCAAGGTTTTATTAAAGAAAAAGGCACTATTGATGCAGTAACAAAACTTTTAAATGCACAGGTGTCAGACACAGCAAATTACTCAATATTTGAAGAATGGGCGTTTAGAGTTGGGTTGTTTGGAGGTCATCGCATACAAAAAATGCTTGAATTTGTGGTGGATGAATCGAAAGGTGCAGAGCAAGTTGTGCCTGTAGAATTATTAGATGGTGCTACCAATTACATTACAGGATCAAATTCTGTACAGGTTCGTCCTGATGATATGTATAGTGCTGATACTGATTATGTTGGATTTCCGTTTTCAACATATCCAGAAACAAAAACACTGAGAGAGATATTTAAATATGAAGTTGCAGGGTATGTGCGTGAAGATCAAGTCGACGCCACAGTTGTTACCTCTGCAGAATTAATTGACTTAGATACTGCAAATTTTAAAAATGGATCTTTAATTTGGGTAGGCACATTTAAGGATAATCCAAATAAGCCAAACAATAATTCATGGGACGTATTGAGAGTAACAGAAACAGATATCCGAATTACTGATTATAAAGTTGTAAATGATACCACAGTAACATTCACTACCACTGTGCCGCATGGACTTACGTCAAAAGATTATGTGTTTATATCAGGTATGCTACCAGAAATAGATGGTGTGTATCAAGTAAAAGAAGAACTGGACTCGACATTCAGTCAAAAAGGATTCAGTGTTGACTGGAATAGACCATATGTGCCAACTGATCCCGCAGGCGGGGATAGTTCAGCAGGTTTATTGTTTACTTTTGATTCCATTAGAATAAAAGATACATCAGGAGTTGCACAGGCCACTCCTCCTTTAGGGTGGAAAGATGGTGATCGTGTGTTTGTTGATAATAATTGGGAAGGTACTCCGACCAAGTGGGAAGTGTTGCAGAAACAATCACCATACACAGATCAAACCGGACAACTTATTTTAAGGCCGAATGGAAACAGGAGCAATGTGAAATTTGGATCGGTCGTTGTTTCACCTTCTAAATATCTTGCCGCGGCAAGTGTAATGGTTGGTGCTCCAGGAGATGCAAATGGTGGAAAAGTTTATATATTTGGTCGACCAATTGGTGAAAAAAGTTCTTTACAGGCTCTACGCGAAATAACAACGCCAATTCCAAACAAGGTGGGTGCTGTGTTTGGCAACGATGATGAGTTTGGTAAAGCAATAGCAACAAACGATAATGGAACAGTAATGGTAGTCGGCGCACCTAATTCAAAAGATATTGTTAAAATTATATTGACAGGTGATGCTGGGGACAGCACAGATTATATACTAGATACTTTTTATCCAATTGGAGTTACAGTTACAGGCTCAGATACGGGTGCTACAGGCACAGTGATGAACTACAGAGAGTACAATACAGAAGACTCTACAGTGATTCAACCTGTCATATATGTCAAGAACAACGGATCAACAAATTTTGCTGTAGGCGAACAATTAGTAAGTCCAGACTCAGGAGTGACAAGAATAAAAGATATTGATAACGCTGACAACACAGCACAAGGTTCAGTTGTTATATACACATTACAAGACAACTCATATCAAGTAAAAGATATTATTGCATCGCCAGAAGGATTATCAAATGAAGAGTTTGGTGCCGGAGTGGCAGTATCCGATGATGGAAACTATATATTTGTTGGTGCACCAGGTCATAATAATCAACGTGGTTGTATATATGTGTACAGTTTTAAACAAGACTTTAGTACAGAACAGTATGATTTCTTAACACAAATTACTCCTGATCAGGCAGTAAATGGATTACGCTTTGGTGAAATAATAAAAACAAACACAAATGGCACAACATTAATTGTGTCATGCCCGAAAGCAGACAATCCACGTGGAGATTCAACAGCGTCGGCAGGAAATGTGTTTATATACGCAAGGGGTACAAATACAACAAGCGATTTCAAACGTGTGCAAATTCTAACTGAAGGTGAAAGTGATTTCAGCACAAAACCTATTGCAGGAAATAGATTCGGACACAGCATGGATATTTCAGCAGATGGCGAATATCTATTTGTGTCATCAGTAGAAGCATCAGACACTTTTGAAAATCAAGGGAAAGTTTATGTTTACAAAATTGAACAAACTAAACTGTTATCAGATGGAACAACCACTAGTTGGACACTTCCATTCAAAGGATCTTATTCTGACATAGATGATTCAACTACAAGGACAGATACTTTTTGGATGACTGTTGATGGAGAAATTTTAAATCCAAACGATGGATCAACATCAAGATATTATTCTTTAGATGACAGTTCTAATACTGTGTATATCAATATTAATGATGATCCAATACAACCAGAACAGGTAGTGCAATCCAATAGATATGTGTTACAACAAACATTGATTGCAGAAGTTCCTAAAGCAAATGGTGGTTTCGGTGCATTTATAAGTGCTAATGCAGATGGTACCGAAATCGGCATAGCATCTGACAAAGGTGATCAAAAAGTGTTTACAACTTTTGATGTAAGGTTCAGGGGAGATGACAGCACAAGATCAGATGGAAGTACAACCACATATGATTTTTCAACAACTTTTGACAAAGGAGCCACAAGGTTTACAACAACTATTTCTGAAACTGGAAAAGTTGAAATGTTTAGAAGATATAATGATTTTTATTTGAAAGATCAAGACATCACATCACTGGATGTTAAAACAGGAGATGGCTGGGGTGACGCACTTTCTGTACAAGAAGACTTTGTGTTTGTGGGAGCACCTGGTTTGGAGATAGTACTTAACGATTCAACTATTATAGACGCTGGTTTAGTAAAAGAGTATGCTAGAGTTGGTGACCTTGTGTATGGTTGGACGACAGATGGCTATGCTGGTAGCACCAATGTAGACGGAAGTGTTGGGACTGCTGAACTTGTTAATCCATACAGAATAACAAAAAATTACTTGTTTGACAAAGCAACATCAAAAACTGTACAGTTTCTTGATTGGATTGATCCTGCCAAAGGCAAACTGCCAGGAGCGGCGGCACAAGAAATAAAATATGAGTGTCCATGGGATCCAGCAATTTACACAATTGGTAATGATACTGTTACAGTACAAGAAACAAGATCATGGGGTGAAAAACAAGTGGGCGAACTTTGGTGGGATTTGGAAGACACAAAGTTTCAATATTATGAACAGTTTAATAACAACTACAAAAAAAATAAATGGGGTGCTTTATTTCCAGGCACAAAAATAAAAGTTTATGAATGGGTAGAATCAGACCTACTACCGCAAAACTATAGGACAATTAGTGAATCAACAGCAGGGCCAGCCTTGGGAGTAACAGGGATACCTAAATATGATAATACTGTGTATGTTGAAAGATCAAAGTTTAACAATCGAAAGGGTATATTTGAGACCAAATATTATTTCTGGGTAGACAGACCAACCACAGTTCCGAATGCTCCAGGTAGATCCATCAGTGCTGAACGTGTGGCAAGACTGATTGAATCACCTTTAACAACAGGGTACGCCTACGTAGGAGTTACAGGATCTAATGAATTGTTCTACGCAAACTGTAGAGCATTTTTAAGCGGTACTGATACAGTTGCACATATTGAATACAAATCAACAGATGCTGATGTTGATGAACATGCTGAATGGCAACTGATGGCAGAAGGAGACCCCAACAGTTTACCACCAGATAGTTTGACAGAAAAATTAATCGATTCTCTTATTGGGTATGACAAATATGCACAGGTTGTGCCAGATAGAGATATATCTGAATCAAGAAAATATGGAATAGAAACAAAGCCTGAAAGACAGTCTATGTTTGTCAACAGAGCAGGAGCGACAGAGGCTTTCTTTATTGAAGTGAATAAAATATTAGCCAAATATAAGTTTGCCCAAGGTTATGATTTGTCTAAATTTAAAAGATTTGATCCATTCCCAAGCGAAACACTTAAAGAATTTAATGAAAAAGTAAGTTCATTCGCTGAATTAAGTTACATCAATACAGATACAGTGGGCGACAAATACAAAGTGTTAGTCACAAAAGATGAAACTGCCAACTCGTTTTGGTCACTGTATGAATGGCAAGGGTTTGGCGAGGACAGTTCGGGTCAGGCACTAGGATGGAAACGTGTGAAGACACAATCTTTTGACACAAGAATTTACTGGGACTTCAAAAATTGGTATGCTGAAGGATATAGTGATGAAACAGCCCCATCATACACAGTATCAACTGTTGACAAAGTACCAACTGTACCTGCAATACCGGGGGATACTGTCAAAATTACAAGAGCACTTAATGGCAAATTTGAATTAAGATTAAAAACTGAGACAGGATTCGACACAGTAGGTCTTGAAGATGGTACAATTACAATTAATGAAACTGCTTATGCATATTCTGAAGGCGCAATCGGTTATGATAGTGGCACATATGATGCTTCAAACTATGATCAAGAACCAACTGTCGAAATAAGAAATCTTGTTGAAGGAGTTGTGAAAGATTTACTTGTTGAAGAATTGGGAAGTGAATGGAATCAACTTTGGTTTACAATGGTAAGGCGTATATTGTCAGAACAAAAATATGTTGATTGGGTATTGAGAACTGGATTCCTTAAAATTAACAACACTTACTCAACTTTGAATACAGATTTTGAATACAAAAACGATCCAATTGATTATGTGTTAAATTATATCAATGAAGTTAAACCTTTGCACAGTCAAGTAAGAGATTACACAGTAAATTACTCACAACTTGAAACAATGGGAATGGATCTTACAGACTTTGATATTCCTCCATATTACGATATAGTACAAGGCAAAATTATTTCTCCTAGATTTGACACTTATCCTGCCAAGTTTAGTGAAAATCCTTACAAAATATTTGCAGATAATTATCATCGCTATGTGAATGAAATTACTATATCCGATGGTGGAGCAGGTTACACTGAAGCACCAACCATTACATTCTCAGGTGGCACACAAAATATTCCAAATGTGTATTTTAATTCAGAATTAGTAACTAATTTTTATTCTGTGTATCATTTCTGGGTAAAGTCAGATGGCCTGCCAGCACACGCAATAGGGGAAAATTTAGAATTAGTAAGTGCAAGAGCAAAAAAACACAATTATCAGTTTAAAATAAAGATAACGCCTGAAGTAAGAACAAACAAAACTGAAGCAATTGGATATGTTGGAGTTGCAACAAATGGTGTGCCTTTCCATAGTGCAAAAGGAAATGAAATTAACACCACAATAGACAGCACCACAATGTACAAAGATGAATGGCTTGATAGAAAAAGTGCTGGATTTATAGATAGTTCAAATGCAAGGATGAACGCAGATGAAAATCGAAAATATTATTACCTTGCTGATCCTGGATTATTATACACAAAGTCAGCAAGTACCCATAGTGCCTTAATAGGTTGGGCATTTGACGGACATCCAATCTACGGAGCCTACGCATATTCTTCTGCCTTGGATGCAACCAGCAGTATAAAGTTGATGAAATCTTCTTACAGATTAAAAAGCGGCACAAGAGCAGACGGATCAGCATACAATGGCACATTCACAGATGACTATGAATACGTTGATGGTCTTGGTGACTTAGACCAGTACAATGGACGGACCTGTGTTACTCCAGAGTTTACTGCTGGCACATACGCATATTTTGTAACACTAGACGACGATCTTACTCCTGAATATCCATATATAGTAGGGCCACAATTCTATGGTGTGCCACAGTCACAAACTTACACAGAACAAAACAGATACGGAGCATTCATAGATGTTGATGAAGTAAAATTAGACACCGCATCACAGGCTACTGCAACTGCCATTGTGTCAGCAGGAGAAGTTTCAAGAGTAATTGTAAACAACACTGGAAGTGGTTATACTCAGACTCCAACAATTACTGTGTCAGGCGGTGGTACTGGAGTGACAAGAACTGCAAGATTATATCCTAAATTAATAAATGGGAAGATAAGAGAATTTGATACTACACTTGCTTTTGATAGAATCAAAGGCACTAATGATTTAACAACAAAAAATATTGTGGATTGGGAAATTAATACAGCGTTCACCACAGACCAAAATGTTAGATTTGACAACAGGATATACAAAGTAACATCCAACTTTACAAGTTCAAATACATTTGATGATACGAATTTAGAAAGATGGCATGCCGCAGATAGAATTTTTGCTTATTATACACCTGGAGTTGGAATGCCAGGACTAATGGGAGATGGATCATCTAGTCCAGAATCATACTCACAGTTGATGAGCGGCCTTGAATATGGTGGTGTACAAGTAAGATCAATTACTTTTGACACAGGATCTAACTATGACATAGGCAGTGGATTTGACGCAGGTAAGTATGATGCAGGTGTTATTTCTGATGATACAGACACATACGCAGACTATGACACAAAACTTGAGGGAGGAAAATTTTCAACCGATATCGGTACACGTCCAGAAGAAATAATTGTACAAGGTGATGAGTTTGCAGGCAATGAATTCAGTACCTATGCACCAGAAGAAGTAGTGCCTGGTATTACATTTGATACTGTCGACATACAAGTTTATTCTAAACCAGCAGATGGAGGCCCGCTTGTGGATATTAATACATACCTTGGAGATGGATCAACCACAACCTTTGCACTATCATTATTACCACAAAGCGACGAAGCAATTTTTGTTTACAAAAACAATCATTTGTTAGATAATATACATGACTCAACAGCGACTCATTTTACCATAGACTATCCTAACAAAACAATAACATTTACAACTGCTCCGGCAGTCAATGATTATATTATGATACAAACATTTAGCACAGGCGGTGCTAATGTTATTAATCAAACTACTGCAACTGGAGATGGATCAACCACAGTATTCAATGTTGCTGGTTCCATCAGTAGAGTTGGCCGTGCCTATGTAACAGTAAATGGGGCAAAAACTACTGTTACAATTTCAGATGCAGGTGATAGTTCAAGTGTAAACTTAACTTTTAGTTCGGCGCCTGTAGCAAACTCTGTCATACAGATTCTACTCACAGACACAACAACAAAAACTTTCAATGAAGTAAAAACTGAAACATTCTTGTTTGATGGGTCAACTGAAAATTACGTTTTACAATCTCCACCATCGTCGGCACCACCTTTCCATTCAGCCGCTATTGTTACTAGAAATAATCTTAGATTAGTTCCGCCGGATACAGCATACTTCACAGGTGACGGATCAACAAGAATATTTGATATACCAACTGATCCAGCAGAAAGACAAAACATTGTGCAAGGTGATATAGAAGCACATATCAACGGGATCAGACAACAGGTAAATGCAGACTGGACCTATGATGCCTCCACATTCCAGGTTACATTTTCAGGCACTCCTGTCGAAGGTGATGCGATTGCAATCACAACAAAATCAGGACATGATTACACAATTGACAGCACTTCATTAAATTTAAATGTTGATCAAGGCGGATTTACTGCAGGCGATGTAATAAAGGTAACAACATTTTCTAATCATGATGAAATGCATATCGAGACACAGACATTCAGTGGTGTGAAAAACACAGCGGCGTTTTATGGGGCTAACAATTTTGCTGGCGAAGTACTTAATGTTGGCACAGGCGGAAAAACAATAGATAGTTTCAACACAACATCCAAGAAAGCAGTTCAGTATCAAATTTCTGCGGTTGGTTCGGATGGCAACACACAAATAGAAACTTTGACAGTCTTATCAGATGGAACTAATGTATTCTTATCATCGCTTGGTAGGGTGTTTACAGACACAACAAAAACAATTGAGTATAGTGCCAGCATATCAGGTTCTGAAGTGTCTATCACAGGCACAACTACTTCAGGCACAGCAGATGTAAGATTTTGGCAAACACATCTTGATGAGTCAACAGTGGCCGCAAGTGGAATCAATGAGGCAGTAATTGCTGTTGATATGAATGATAGTACTGCAACTGTTATTGATTCAACCACTAATAACACGAATCAGGCAACGTATTTTTATTATGCCAAAGGAGATGTTGATGGACATGAATCAGGATATGTAACTTTTCATTTTGATGGTACCAATGCTAACACAACACACTACGGTATTCTAAATACAACAGCAACGCAATTTATGACATTTACTGGAGCAATGTCAGGAAGTACAGCACAACTCAAAGCAAATACTGATGATCCAACAACATTACTGAGGTTGTACAGAATTGCCTTGAGTAGCACCACATCAACATTCCAAGATGAGGGGACAAAGTTTTTTGCTCCACAAACAGTAGATGGATCAGGTGTAACCTTAGATTCAATACCACAAGGTCAAACCACAGACAAATACCAATCAGCAATATACTATTATTCTGCTATTATTGGAGGAGGCGGTGATAGAGAAACTGGTATTCTTACCTTGGCCGCAAATGGACTTACTGCAAATCTTAACCAATTCGGCATTTTAAGTAGCAATGAACCAACCAGTGCAAGTCTATTAACATTCAGTGCAAGTGTTTCAGGTGGCAACGCAGTCTTATCCTGTGCAGAAACATCATCAGGTACTGCAAGTATCACATTATATCGAGTGGGATATGATCAAGCATTACAAATCGAACAGCAAGAATCAAACACATACACAATGAGCAACATTATTTCAAATACAAATTACTTGTGGGTAACATATAATGGAGAAAGATTAATACAGGGTGTTGATTTCAGTGTAGAAGATGATTCTAAAACAATTAACATACCTACTCCAAGATTTATTACGGATGGATCAAGTGTCGACAGAGTCGTAGTCACAGCAATCAGCACTGACAAACTTGCACCTGCCACAGGCTTTAGAATTTTCAAAGATATTTTGGACAGATATCATTACAAACGTATTGCAAAAGCAAACATAACTGAATTATCTAGTCCATTACTGATTTCTGACACCACTATATCAGTGCGTGACGGAAGTGTGTTGGCGACGCCTTCAACAACTTACCCAGGAGTGGTGTTTATCGATAAGGAAAGAATCGAGTACAGCACAAAAGATGGGAATACACTATCAAATATTCGAAGAGGTACCTTAGGAACCGGAGCCAAAGCGAATTATCCTAGTGGAACAGAAGTTGTTGATGCGTCGACCAACCAAACTATACCTAATTCTGGTGATGCAATTACAACAGACACCTACACTGGCGATGGATCAACAACATTCTTTGACATGACAACACAACCTGCAGAAGCAGATGAAGTAACTGTGTTTGTTGGCGGAATTAGATTGCGTAGACTAAATGATGATTCAAGTGCCAACTATACAATAGGTGGAGATAGTGCAAGAGGGATAACCTTTACTTCTGCACCTGCTAGTGGCAGAACAATTAAAATACAGCACAAAACAGGAAGAATATGGTATGATCAAGGAACTGATCCTGCTAGTGCTACAAATGCCAAAGGTATGCAAAATGCAACTACGGTACCGGCAAAATTCTTACTTGAAGGTGAGTCAAGATTGCCGAAATAAATACATAGAGATCAAACATGAATAAAGAACCAAAAAAAGAAGAGAAAAAAACACCTAAATTAGACGAAAACTCAGGTGTTTTGGTTGAAGGATTTATAGAAATATCTGATGCTGAGACCGGTGAAATTATTCTACAACGGAGAGATTAATGGACAAATCAAAACAAAATATAAGAGGATTTGTTAAAATTAGTGATGTAACTGAAAAAAATAATCCTCAAATATTAGTCCAAAAAGAAAATGCTATCCATTATGAGAATTTTTCACAAGCACTGGCAAATTCTGTCACTAATAGAGCAACTGGTTACATAGAAGAAATGCATTTTGGTAATGGCGGTACGGCAGTTGATTCAACAGGAGTAATAACTTATCTTACTCCAAACAATTCAGGAGCCAATTCTAGTTTATATAATCAAACGTATTTTAAAAGTATAAATGATTTATCAGCCTTAAACAATGATACTGCCAGAAATAAAATTGTAGTGCGACACACAACTGGCAACAAGTTTACCGACATAATTGTAACTGCTTTACTTGACTATGGTGAGCCATCAGGACAGGCGGCGTTTGATAATACAACTACAATGTCAGACACTTTTGTATTTGACGAGATTGCTTTGTATTCATGGGAAGGCACAGCAGGAGAAGGAAAACTTCTTACTCATGTAATTTTTCATCCTGTACAAAAATCATTGAATAGATTAATACAAATAGATTATACAGTAAGGATTCAAAGTTTAACAAACTTTGTTGACACATAAGATAAATGGCATATACCATAAACAAAACAGATGGAACAATTTTAGAAACTGTCGAAGACGGCACGTTAGGAACTTCATCCACTGTCAAATTTATTGGCCGTAACTATCAAAGTTATGGTGAGGTATTCAACGAAAATTTAGTAAAGTTATTAGAAAATTCATCAAGTGCTAATCAACCAACTGCACCTGTAGAAGGAGAACTTTGGTGGGACAAAACAAATGATTTATTATATGTGTACACAGGCACATCATGGATACCAACAGGTAGTCCACGCATAGCCACAACTGCATCACCCCCAACAGCAAGTATTCAAGAAGGAACTTTATGGTATGACACAACCACTAATCAATTAAAAGGTTACAATGGTGCAGGATTTGATGTCATTGGTCCGGCATTTACAGCAGGAGCAAATCAAACAGGGATATTCATTGAAACAATTACAAAGACTGATGACACATCAAAAACAGTTGCTTCAATATATGTGGCAGGTATCAGAGTAGCAATTATTTCCGATGAAACTTTTGAAGCAAAGACAACGCCTTCCGGGTATGGCGATGCGGTGTTTAGACCAGGAATAAACATTCAAAATTCAGGGGATTCGACATTATTTAGATTTGATGGCACAGCAACAAATTCTGATTTATTAGACAATATAAGTTCAGAACAGTTTTTACGTTCTGACACTAATGACACAACAAGTGGCACAATAGGTATAGCAACAGATTCAGGTATGACATTAGGTGCCGATGGCGATTTAAGTTTAACTGTTGATACGTCTGATATAATCTTTGCAAATGTAACACTTGATGGAGACATAAAATTTACAGTCAATGATGGTGGTGTTACTAAAACACCAATAACACTAGATGGAGCCACAGGGTCAGTTGGAATTCAAAACACATCACCAAGTTCATCTTTTGCTTTAGATGTTACAGGATCAATACACGCAACAGGTGATCTAGTCTTAGACGGTGACCTTACGTTAGGTGGATCTAGTACAGACACATTTACTATTGCGGCAGACATTGCTTCAAACATAAGACCAGACACGACTTTGACTTTTGACATTGGCTCAGACAGTAAAAGATGGAGAACACTCTTTGTAGGCAATCTAACACTCACAGACAATTCTGTGGCAACTGCTTCTTCTAATGCTAACCTCAAATTAGAAACAAACGGCACAGGAAAAGTAGACATTATAGACGGTGGACTTACCAGCACATCCGGTGATATCGACATACCAGCAAACATAGGAATAACTTTTGGTGATGACGGAGAAAAAATTGAAGGTGATGGAACTGATTTAACTATCACTGCCTCTAATAATTTTACAGTAGATGCAGAGGCCGATATTATACTAGACGCTAACGGTGGTGATGTTTTTGTCAAAGACAATGGCGTTACTTTTGGAAGTCTTACTAACACAAGTGGAAACTTGATTATTAAATCAGGCACAACCACTGCGGCAACATTCTCAGGTGCCAACGTAACTTTGGCAGGCACAGTTGGTTCGGGTGCAATAACTTCAACAAGCACTATAGAAGGAACAACAGTAAAAGGCACAACATCTTTGCAAACTCCAAAGATTGAATTCACAGATGGTGATGATGCTATCACTATAGTAGATGGTGGAGGTATTACTGTTAATACAAGTTTGACATTGGCAAGTGGAGCAACTGTAACAGCAGTATTAGACGAAGATAACTTTTCAAGTGATTCAGCAACTGCATTGGCAACTCAGCAATCAATCAAAGCATACATATCTACTCAGATTGCGGCTGTGCCAAATGATATCTATCTTAGTCTGGACACAAAAGGTCTAGACATTACAGGATCAGGATCAGGCTCTGTGGTTGAATTATTAAACGCATTGGCTCCTGCAAGTGAATTTAACAGTGGTGACAAGGCTCATATTGCCAGTACACAGCAAAGTGTTACATCGTCATCGTCAATTAATAAAAGCAGGGTAATTGGTGTTTTTGTAATATCTTCAATCAGCACAACAAGTACAGTAAATAATCCAAGTCGTAACAATGACTTGATATACACTCACACTGGATCAAGTTGGGGGTACACATCAGGAACATAAAATTATGTATAATTTGATAGAAAATTATTGTACAGACCCAAAAAGAATATTAAAACTTTGTGAGAAATACGATCATATGTTTAAAATAAGAGATCCGAAAGGTGATTACTTTGGCTCACCAGAAAACCCAGGTAGTATCAAACAGATAAAACATTGGAATATGCCAACTGAGTTGAAAGAGGCAATTTTTGATACTGTTCCTGATGAAGATGATGGATTTTGCACAGCACATCTTAACAAATATGAAGCAGGTGACTTCTTGCCCAAACACAGAGATACTTGGGAAGGTTATTACAAGTTCAAATTGGTTTTCTTGCAGGCCGATCGTCCACACTTTAAATACTATGACGAAAATGATAAAGCACATTTGGTTGATGAAAAGCCAGGAGCACTAATGGATATGCATATATCAACACCACATGAAGTAACCCCAATTGGGGAAGATGAACAGCCAAAATACAGTTTAGCATTGTGTTGGTTTCCATCTTCGGCAGGAGTAGCATAATGGCAAAAGAAAAATTAAATTTACTTTTTTCAAAACCCAATGGAATATTCATGGGTGTTCTTACAAAAGAAATGGAAGAAGACAAGCGTATTGATGAAAGAGCGGCCTTTTTAGTAAAAGAAGTTGAAATTGATGTTGACACAGAATATTATGATGGCAATTACGAAACTGGATCAGTTAAACCAATGCATGATCGTCCTGTAATTAAGGAAAGTGAACTAATTTATGGTGCCAATGTTAAAGTTTTACAAAAGTATCCAGTACACAAACAAATAAATATAATAATAGAGATGCTGAATCAAAGCGAGTTGCCTAATACGCCACGTTTTGAAGAATTGCGTGACTATATTGATAGATACAGAAAAGAAGTAAAAGAGCAGATTAAAATATATAGTTCAAATCCAGATACCTATGAGTACATATCTGTTGCTGATGAATTAAGACAAGGTGCTCTAAAGAGTGATGCATTTGAAATAGCAGAGGACGAAAAGGGAAAAGTCAAAGTGAAGACAAAGCCAGAATTACAGACAACACATGAGCAAATGCTTGACCTAAGGAAGAAAAAATAGTATAATTAAGGATACAAACAATGGCATATACAATTAACAAAACAGACGGAACGGCATTAGTCACAGTAGCCGATGGTGCCATTAATACAACCTACAGTATAACACTGATTGGTAAAAACTATGCAGGGTATGGTGAGGTACTGAACGAGAACCAAATTAAATTATCAGAAAACTTTGCAAATACAACAGCCAATGCACCAGCATCTCCTTTAGTTGGTCAAACATTTTACGACACAACAACGAATCAATTAAAAGTGTATGATGGCGCACAGTTTAAAACAACAGGATCTGCTGTAAATTCACAGTCAAGTCCAAGTTCAGCGGCACAGGGTGATCTATGGTATGATACTGCAAATGGTCAGTTGTATGTGTACTCGGGATCAGCATGGATATTAGTTGGTCCAACATCATCATCAGGTGGTACAACATCAGGAACTATTGTATCAACAGTAACAGACACATCAGGTGTCACACAAACATATTTGGCACACACTATTTCAGACAATGTGGTTGCTATTACATCACAAAACTCGTTTACTCCTGGTACAACCATTACAGGATTTTCTACAATTACTGCTGGTACACAGATATCAAGCACAATATCAGGAATCAAATTCACAGGAACAGCCACAGATGCAGATGCACTTGGTGGTATTGCCGCGGCAAACTATTTGAGATCTAATGCAGATGACACAACAACTGGCACAATTACTATACAGAATGACGCATCTTTAGTTTTAGGTGCAGATGGTGATGTGTCGATTGGTATGTCATCAAATGATCTTAATATCCAAAACACCACCGCGGACGGAGACATCAATTTTAAAATTAATGACGGTGGTGTTACAAAATCAGCCATTGTGATTG